GTATTATTTGACCGTGAAAAAAACACATTAATATATGATAGAAAGTTGAGACATGGACATGGTGAATCTATGTATGGACTAGAAGTATGTAAATCGCTGGCTTTACCTGACGATTTTATTGAACGAGCATATGCTATTCGAAATAAATATAATAAAACACATAGTACTACTAGCGTATTAGAGGCAAAAAAAAGTCATTATAACGCAAATAAATTGCGAGGAATGTGTGAATTATGTTGTGATAACGAAGGAACAGAAGTCCATCATTTACAATATCAGAAAAATGCGAAAAACGGAATTATTAATGGCGAATTTAATAAAAATCACAAAGCCAATTTAATAAATATATGCGAAAACTGCCATCACAAAATTCATAGTTTAAACAGTGAATTTAGAATAACAAAGACGAGTGATGGCTACAAATTAATGGCTACAAATTAATGGCTACAAATTAATGGCTACAAATTAATGGCTACAAATTAATGGCTACAAAGTGATAGAAATATAATCAAAATATTAGAAAGCACGTCTTTTTCTTCTATTGCGCTTAGTTTTACATTTTTGGAAATACCTTTATTTTTTTTGTAGAGAGATTGCGTCCTCCGCCATGAGCTGATGTTGGCTGTCGGCTGGGTGCATCAGACTTAGCACCAGCACCAGCATCAGTCTCCTTATCGGGCAGCATGTCTGCCATATGACCAACATGTTTAGCACCCTCAGTTAGTTGCCTGCACGGCATACCTGTTCATATCATTAGTGGTTGATGTTTTTTCTGATGCTTTGCTTTCAAATGATGTTATTCCTATCTCTTTTAACTGGGTTTTTAATCTTTCAATATTAGGACACGTGTCTGATTCTAATGTTTTTGAAGTTTCTTTATTTACTGGAACTCCTTCTGCTATTAGAACTCCTTCTGCTATTAGAACTCCTTCTGCTATTGAAACTTTTTCTGGAACTTTTTTTACTGGAACTCCTTCTGCTATTGGAACTTTTTCTGCTATTGAAACTTTTTCTGTTATTGGAACTCCTTTTACTGGAGCTCCTTTTGGAAGTTCTGTTAGTGGACCTGTTTTTGTAGGTCTTCCAAACAACCTAACTAGTCCTCCTATTTTTTTCATATTTCTCGTCCTTTTCTTTGCGATTTTTTTCTATATCTTTGTTTTAAAGATAATGTCATATGTATATATATATATATATATATACATAATATATATTATTAAATATAATATATGAAACAATTATAATACTTATAATACTTATAATACTTATAATATTTATAATATTTATAATATTTATAATATTTATAATACCTAAAAAATTTACAAAAAGACATAACACAATCTACAAATTGCTTCCATTGTAAAATATTAATATTTGTATAATATAATATGGAGCAATCTCCAAAATATCCTAAATTTACAGGAACAACAGCAACATATGTTATTGTAGGCCACGGAACTATGCTTACATCTATGTTGGGCGCTCCAGCAAAAAAGAAATATTTTGCTATTACTATACCAGAAAATGTTGAACTATATACATTTGATGCTTTAGGAAAGTGTGTTCCAGTGTATGAAACAGAGGCAGATTTTATATGTAAAAATTATAGACAAGCACTAGCAAGGTCTCTTAGTCCTGCTTTTAAGTTTAGTCATGAACATCAGGAAATTAATAAATTTCCTGAACTATTTTTAACACCTGATAATAACACTCCTACACAAGCTTACTCTGGTATAACACATTGTATTCCTGAAAATAGTAGAACAAGTGGTTCAAGAAAAAAAGAAATTATTTATAATATTGATGCTAAAAATACAAAAAATTGTGAATGTAGTTCGATTGTTCCTAATTATAGTTATCCCGATTTACCCTACAATTGTGAGAAAACTTATAGCAAATATTACAATAGACAATTAAGAGATTACGTGTATGATTCTACTAGTAATATTAATGCTTGCGGTCCAATTTTGATGAGCGAAGCCTTAAAACTTATTAAAGCACATTGTGATACATACTATGAACCCAATTGTGTAATAAAAATTTATATATTTGCATGTTTGGTTGAAATGGATTTAAAAGCATTAGTTGAAAGTAATAGAAGGGCATATATACGCGCAAAACAAGTGGTAAATCCACCTACTTCTCTTTGCAGTGACAGGGATTGCGGTGCGTTAGAGCGTTTTCTTCCAGGTTTTACTCTAACGCATCACAATCCCCATATACCTAGTCTGCCACCAAATAGTGTTTATGTTCCACCAAATAGTGTTAAGGAAATTAGTATGGAAAGATTAAGCGAAGAACAAGCTTTAACAATGCGTGATTTATTAAAATCACGTTCCTTAGTACTACCAAAAGAAGTACCAGTACTACCAAAAGAAGTACCACTAAGACCAATTCCATTAGAACAAGTTAGTAAAATTAACGCAATGAACTATTATTATGAAGTTAGTCAACATAATACACTTACTAAAGTTGATCATAATAATGTTGTAGAAAATTTAACATACTTTAAAGCTACGCCGTTAATACAATCGCATATGTCTAAACATAGATTTGGTTATGAATCTAAAGAATTTGAATTTATAACTTATAAAGACGCATTTATGGAATTTACTACCATTTTACATGCCCAAGTTAGTGGAACATTTGAAGAAAGAGTTAACAAATTAGAAAAAATACATAGAACACATGACAGAATGAAACTTGCTCAATATTTAAAAAAAGCAGTAATAAAAATTAGAATGGATAAAAGCGGGGATGACCCAGATATGTTGCCTAAGTTCAATACAATTAAGTTAGTGCGTCCATTTATTAAAAACGCTAGTTCTGATGACTTGATTAATGCCATCTATGAAGAATTAAAAGAATTAATAGCACTTGAAAAGAGAAAAAATACAGCTCAAGGTCTTCGTAAAACATTGCGTAAAAAAGATAAAAAAGATAAAAAAGATAAAAAAGATAAAAAACCAAAAAGCCAGAAAAAACCAAAAAAAAAATAATCTAAGAAACTAAGAATTTGAAAATAAGAATTTGAAAATAAGTTTTACAACTCATTAACAATTGTTTTTTGACACCTAGGAAGTTTAACCTTGGTAAGCTTTTCAATACTAGCAATTTGCGCATTATTAGGTGCTTCTTTATTTGCTTCCCATCGCGCCAACATTTGTGGAGCTACTCCAATAAGAGCAGCAAATTGCTTCTGATTTTTTAATTGACTTAATCTGGCTTGAGAGATTAACTGACCCAACTGTTTAGGAGCATCCATAAATATTACTTCTGGAATAATGGCTTTCTTAAAAGTAACTTTTTTAGCATTATTATTTGGTATAGCACTAGTAAATTTGACACTATTCCAGTCTTGGTGTTGAATCATATTTATAATTTATAAAATAAAATAAAATAAAATAATATAATATAATAAATTAAAACACTTCAATTTTATAATATATTAAATATTTTATATTTTATATTTTATAATATATATTTTCTAATATTATATTATAAAACCAATATGGCAAGTAGATATGCAAAGATGACACAAACAATTATTTTTATTATATTTGCGGTAGTACTAAGTATAATATTATTAAGCTACTTTAATATTAATATGACATCAAATGAGCCATCAAAATTAAACAGATTTGCTGTTTATGAAGGACTTACAAATAATAATAGAGAGGGTCTAAAGGGTAAAAAGACAGAAAATCTAGAGAATAAAAATAGAGCTAATCTACTTATTCCTTAAACTATAAACTATAAACTATAAACTATAAACTATAAACTATAAACTATAAACTATAAACTATAAACTATAAACTATAAACTATAAACTACAAACTATTTATTATTTTTAAAAATTGAAATATAAAACTATTATATTTAAATACTATAATATAATAGTTTACTATGATTATTCCAGTAAAATGTTTCACATGCGGCAAAGTATTAGGTAATAAATATAGATATTATCAACGCGAAGTTCAAAAACGAAAAATTGATAAATCGCTTGAAGTTGACAAAGTAGTATATTTAACAAAAGATTTTATGGATAAAACACCAGAAGGCGAAGTGCTTGATCTGCTTAATTTAAAAAAAAGTTGTTGCCGAAGACATATGATTACACACGTTGATATTGAATAATATATTAGGTTATAATGTATTAGCCTATAATATATTAGCCTATAATATATTAGGTTATAATGTATTAAGCTACTTTCTGTACTATCTTTTCATAGTAGTCCTGCTTTTTCCTTTTTTTTCCATTTTCATCATATATGGAAATTTGTAATTGTTCTGCTATTTTTATTAAGTCGTCCAGCTTATAACTTGAAAAAGCCTTTAATGGTTTTTCAATATTTTCAATATGAAAATAACTAGATAAATAATTTTGTAATTCTTCTTCACTGATTGAACCATTTAGTAACTCAACATCAAAATTATTAAACTGCGCACTCATTTTTTCATTTGATAGTTGTAAGACTTTATAATTTTGTAAATTATAAACTTTTTCATCGTTATTACAGCATAAAACACAATAACTATTATTGGAACGTAAAATTATTACATTAATTAAATGTAATATACATAAGGCATGAAATGTTTTAAAGCTGATTTTTTCATTATTTGTTAAATCGTCTTCTACAAATGATTTACTTATTTTGAAGTGTTTTAAAATATTTTTTTGGCTTCGTAATTTTTCAACAATACCAAATTTAAAGTCTTTCATAACACTAAAAGAATTTAGCGTTTCTAAATCACTATCATCAAAATTATTAATTAACTTGTAAAATAACCAAAATAATTTATCCTGAAAATTTTTATGATTAGTGATCTTAAATGGTTCGTTGTATTTACTATATTTTTTACTATAGTCTACTTTTACTCTACTTAGCGGAATATTAGGAATGATTGACATTTGATATTTTTTATTATAAGTTGCTGAAGTTGCGGAACTCGTTAAACTCGTTAAAGTTGCTGAATTTGCTGAACTCGTTAAACTCGTTAAAGTTGCTGAACTATCCGTTGTTACAACATTCATTATGTTATTGGACGAATTTGCGTTTAAGCCATATAACATATAGCATTCCATATCCTCTAATTTAATAGGCGCATTTAATAGTTCTTTAGTGCATAACATTACTTACAATATTACTAATGTTATCTTTATTATCTTTAAAATAAGTAGTTTCCAAATCCTTTTTCAATTTTTCATCTTTATTAATATATGTTTCTTGTTTCTTAACAAAATTAATATAGCTTAATATAGAGTTGTATGTAGTGATTGATATTTTGTTAAGATTTACAAAAATGCCATTATTATTTTCATTTAAATATATATTGCTTAATTTTAATATTTTAGCTATTTCAATATGATGTATTTTATCAAGAGGCTCAATAGTTTTACATAATTTATCTAAATCATTGGGGTGTATGTTATTTTCTTCAAGTGACTCCATTTCTAATAGTATGTCTCTAAATAGCTTTAAATAGTATTACATCAGGTACATAATTTTATAATTTATTTATATAATTTTATAACTTATTTATATATTATAAATTTAGATGTGTTGGAATGAAACAGTGTCATTAAATACTTTTTTATTTAGTTTATTTGGAATAAACTTTGCTTATTTTAATAATGTAATCAATGGCTATGAGTGTTTATTCTTATATTCGTTTGTTTCAATGCAATTGTTAGAATATTTTACTTGGAAACATCTGGATAATATGGAAACAAATAGATTATTATCACAGCTAGGATTATTTTTAATAGCACTACAACCTATTTTATTTATATTAATACCAAATAATGTTAAATTCAAAGTAAAAGCATCACTAATAATATTATATATACTATTTTTCTTCATTTCTGGTGTTTTATTAAATGTTGATTTTTCAATGACACAAGCAGAAAACGGCCATTTGGCATGGAATTGGCTTAAGGTAATACCACTATATACTTTTACATGGTTAACATTTCTTTTAGTAATATTATTATATATTAAAAAATATATTCTATTTGCTATACATGTAATAGTTTTTCTTGCGATTTATTATACTTATTATAAAACTAATACATGGGGTTCTTTATGGTGTTGGATTGCAAATATAATAGCAGGATTCTTAATACTACGAACATTTTTTAAATCAAGCATACCAAATTATTTAGTAATTAATGAGAAAGTCTAAAACTAAGCCATATTTTTTTTTACTTTTTGACCGCTTTTTTTTGTTTTTAACTTAATTTTAGTTTCACCTCCAGTTTGTTCCATAGTAGAATCCAGCGTGTCTTCAACTTCTAATCCATAATCGCCTTCTAACTCTTTTTTTAGTGTCCCATAGTTATTAATAGCAATTAATTCAGCAATTACACTAATAAATTTATCATTTAATTCGTAACGCTGTCCTAATACTCTAACTTGTAACATATCATTTTCTTTGATTTGCGAAAACATTTCATTATTATAATGATGGTCGCGTGCTATAAAAATAATATATGGACTAATATTATCATCGGTTACTAGTTCAGCGCGCACACCAACTTTTGTAATAGATTTTGCCTCACAATTTAATATCATAGACTCTACTGGATTTGTAATCAAACACTCAAATACACATTCAAACACTAATTTATTTGAAAATAATTCTCCACCTGAATATGTTAACAATTTCACACTATTATTTTTAACATAGCCATCTTTAATACATTTCCCTTCATTAAATTGTTTTAATCTAACTTCTAATGTGTTAAATAAATCAGAATTTACCTCATTATAATTTAATACAATTTTTTGCGTCAATAATGAAGTAATATATATATGTAAATTTGTGCTAGAATTTTTACTAGTCAAAGTTTTGTCTTTAGTCTGTTTTAACGAATATTTTTTATTTACTGATTTAGACATATTGGTATATAATAAGATTTTTATATTTAATATTTATTCAATTATATATATTAATATTAAATTTATATATATAGAAAATAACAAATAACAAATAACAAATAACAAATAACAAATAACAAATAACAAATAACAAATAACAAATAACAAAATAACAAATAACAAAATAAATTAGCTAAAGTTATTAATTAATGATTGAACCAAGTTGAAAAACCAACGCTTGTCGTCTTTTTTAATTAAATCATAATATCTAAAATAGATTTCCAAAGCATTACAAAAAGCAATTTGATTATATTTTTTTAATTTTTCAATAATACTATTAGAAACGCCAATAGCAACAAATATTTTTTCACTATGCGCTTTTCCTGCTTGACTACAACGAGCACCTTTGTTTGTGCCGCTTTTTATTTTAAAATATGTAATATATTCTTGTTTGTTTTTTTCTGCCAACGCCAAAAACCCGAGAGATTGCGCAATATTTGATGGAGCAACCTTTTTCCTAGTAATAGTTTCAGCAAAATCATCATAGTCTTCGGATTGTCCTAATGTTAATAGTATATTAGAACCACTAATATGAGGAACTTTACTTTTTGTTATTATGTATAATGTATAATTTTTAAACTCGCTTTTTTGTGGTACTATTAGTGCGCGCAATTTACCATCAATAGACGTTATAAAATGTTCCTCATAATAACTAACCAAGTCACTTTCAAATTTTGCTAGTCCGTTTAAATCATAACCATTATTTAATAAATAATTCACTAATAAAGTAGTTTTTTCAATATTCAAATCATCTAGTAAAATAGCAATTGCTAATGTTTGTATAGTATGTGAGTCTAAAACTGATTCTTCTGCTAATAGTTTAATAATTGAACCATAATGTATATATTTATTATCATCTGTTGATTGATTAGTTTGTATGTTAGTAATATAATTATAATTTATTTCCAGTTCAAGAATTAGCGATTTTACATAATCAATAAGCTGTATTGATAAATAGTCTTCATCATACATAGTAAAATTAATCTTTGTTTGGACAGCTTTTGTATCAGCTTTTGTATCAGCTTTTGTATCTGCTTTTGTTTTCACAGGCTCAACCTTTAACGGCTTTTCAACTTCGGTTTTGTCAACATAAACAGTTTTTGTTTTATCATCAAATACATCAAATGTTTCAGGAAGAGCAAATGCTATTCCATCAGGCTTAGCCTGTATTGGATTAGACCTTTCAAAAATAGTAGCATCATTATTTAATTGTGATGGTTGAAAAATGTAAAGGTATTCAACATTTATTAATTTCCCTAATGTATTATATTTATCGGTTATATAGCTATTTTCATTATTTACTAACTGATCCAAAGCATTATTTATATGATTTGTTGAATAATTATTAAAACTAGTTAAATAACTAATAATATATTCTTTAGTACAAAAATATTTCTCTTTAAATAAATCTCTAATTAGTTTCACTATTGCTTCATTGTTGGTTTGTAAAAAAAATTCATTATAAGAAGAATTATTTTCTTCTATGTCCCCTGTTAATCCCATTTTTGTTTTATAGTCTTCTAATTCTGGCTGACATTTATAACTACATTCAGCCATATAATCACATAATGGACTATATGATTTATCACCAATACTATAACTTATTGAAGCATTATTTGAAAGTGTTAATGTTAATTTTTTATTAAGTAGTTTTTCATCAAATTTTTGTTGTTCATAATTTAGCATACAATCAATAGAATGTTCTTTTAATATTCGGCTAATAGCACCAATAACTTTTGCTTTTGCTTCTGCTTTTCTATAAATTAGTAAATCGACTGACTCATTATTATTATGCAACATTGTGCCGTGCATAAATATTTGCACGTTTCGTTCCTTTAGTGGCATATTTTTATGACTACATGTTCTTATTGCTCGTCCAATAATTTGCTCTATTCTATTTATATTAAACCAAGGTTCTAAAATATGCACTTGCCTAACAAATTTTAAGTCAATACCTTCACTTCCTGCGGCCGAAAGAAGAATAACCTTAACATTTTTACCATCGCTATTATTTGAGTCTGTTGCTGCCTTTAAATCACCAACAACATCGGGAGATAAATTCTCATTTCCACTAATAATAATATATTTGGCACCATGAAATTTTGACCCGGTGCCCAATTCAGACTTTTTCTTATAACTAGCAATATCTAATTCCTCGCTTTGAGGTGTTAAAAAAAGTGACCTATTAGTTCCATATCTTGTAAATCCAATAGACTCTAATGTTAAGGCAATTGGAATCAATCCAGCATCAATAAATTGTGAATACACAATAATAGGCCCATTGCTATTAATAATAGAGTCTATTATTGATTTAATTTTGTAACTATATTTACCAATACTATTAATATCAAAAATATTGGGGCTGTCGCTAGCTCTATAACTATAGTTGTGCCTTGATTTGGGCGCATAACTTTCTTGATAGCTCATAAGATTATTAATGCCTGCTTTACCAATGACCTCTTTAATAGGAAACAAAGTATTTATTTCTTCCAAGTTAAGTGTTTCTAATAATTGTGTAATATTATTCTCATTATAAGCCAATTTTTCTTCAAAATACGATTCTAATTTGCTATTTGGAAATACAATATTTAATGCTTCTAATGGTTTTTGTAATAGTGTATAACCAAAGGAGTCCATATTATTTAGTTTGTCTTCATCAAATTTTGACATATTATTTTTTAGTATAATATTATATACAAATTCTTGATATGGAGAAATGCCTTCGTTGATATATATATCAAACAGTTCTATTGATTGTGTTAATGGACTAGCATTAATTTTAAATTGCGGATAAGTCTTTGTTTTTATACTATTATATGGGGAAAAATCATTTGGTAAAATTCTAAAAGGAAAACTTAAAGGATTATCCCCTTTCACATAACTAATATATCCATTTATTTTTCGCTTAAACAATTGTAATCCAACTTCTTCGCCTTTGCTATTTACTAAAAAAGAACCATCACTATTAAATATATCTTTAATATCTACAATGCTACGTCGATCATTCATATTTAATATATTAATCAAAAATATGATTTCTTTATAATCATTAAACATAGGTGTTGCCGATAGAAATAATAATTTTAAATTATTAACATTTTTAACAAGCTTGAGTAATTCGTTTGAAACTAGTTTGTTAGTATTGTCTTTAGATTGTCTTATATTATGAAATTCATCAATTATTATTAATCTATTATCAAAGAATTTCTGTAATCGTTCTGCCATCTTCTTTTTTTGTGTGTTGTCTAACGGAGCACTAGGATTAGAAGGATTTGAAGGATTTGAAGGATTTGAAGGATTTGAAGGATTTAAAGGATTTGATTTCTTTATTATGAGATTCGCAAACTGTGTATAGCCCATAAATAAATAATAATTATTTATTATATTTGTCATAATTTTTACTACTTTCTCTCGTGTTAAATTTTTATGCGTGCTATTAATCTCATCTAATATGCTTTGGCCTGCGCAATTATTAATAGTCCAGTTATTATTTTTAAATTCGAGTTTTCGTTCATCAAATAACTGTAAATAGAAATTTTCTTGGACATTTGGAGAGGCTACTATTATGATTCGTTCATTATAACCCATATATTTTAAATATTTTCTTGTTTCTTCGGCAACGCCTATTGCGGAACAGGTTTTACCCGTTCCTAGTCCGTGATAAAGTAATAATCCATTATACGGTGTATTTGTTGATAAAAAATTCTTAATGAATTTTTGATATGGCGCTAACTCAAAATCCTTATCACATATTTCATTGCTTAATTTTTCAAAATCAGAATCAATATTTACTTGTAATTTATTTTCGGCAAATTCTTTTTTATATGCTATTTTAATATTGAAAAATTCATCGTCTAAATGTGGATATAGGAATTTATAATTTTTATCAAAAGAATCATTTAATTCTTTCATATTTAATAACTCAATTGCATTTAAATAATATTTTGTATCATTCTTGGTTTTGACATTTTGTTCTAACTCTACTAACTCACTTTTATCTAAGTTTAATTTATTCATATTTTCTTGGAACATTTGCGCCAATTTTAAATTATTGGTTTTTGCGCTAGTTTTTGTTTTTGTTTTAGTATAAAGTTGTCTATTATAACTAGTAGAGTCTTCATCATCGTCTTCTTCATTCAAGTCTTCATCGTCATCATCGTCTTCGTCGTCGTCGTTATCGTCGTCGTCGTCATCATCATCGTCGTCGTCATCGTCATCGTCGTCGTCGTCATCGCCTTCGTCTTTACCAGCTCCTTCATCCTTTTCTTCTATTGGCTCTTCATCCTTTTCTTCTACTGATTCTTCTACTGATTTTTCTATTGGCTCTTCTACTGATTCTTCTACTGATTTTTCTATTGGCTCTTCTAGTGATTTTTCTACTGATTCTTCTACTGATTTTTCTATTGGCTCTTCTGCTGATTCTTCTACTGATTCTTCTACTGATTCTTCTATTGGCTCTTCTGCTGATTCTTCTGCTGATTCTTCTATGGGCTCTTCTTGTAAATCAGTAATGCCGTCTTTAGCGGGCTCAGCTTCTTCTGGGACATTCATATTATATATATAATCTATATGTTTTTAATAATTTATTTAAATCATTTATTATATTTGTTTTTTCATAGTTATAATCTCTAATATAACTATGTACTTCATCAACAGGAACCCACTTTATTTCGCTAATTTCATAAATTTGAAAGTTAGCTAATGGAATGGTATTATTACTAATAATACCTACAAAATATTTGTGTTTATAAGATTTATAATTTGAACCTGTAAAAATTTCTTCAAATGGAACAATATTATTAAAAATTTCAATATCACTTTTTTTATATCCTGTTTCTTCTTCAAATTCTCGTAGTCCACATACAATATCTTTTTCATGATAATTTCGGCGACCTTTTGGAAATCCCCATTCAGGTTCGCTATACTTTTTATCACATAAATCTACCAAATCTTTTAAATTGTAACTTTCTAAAATACTTGTATAGCCAGATTTCAATTTGTTAAATTTTATTTTTGACAACTTTTCTTCATTTCTATACAAATTATTTGTATTATAATTCCATAAATAACTCCATATAGTATCAAAATCATTAGTTAGCAAATAACTTCTCTCATTTATGCTCATATTATTTAATAAATTTAAAATATAAATTTTGTCTTCCATAATATATTTTCCTCTCATAAAATCTATGAAAGCCAGGCTATCTTTTCGTTTTATTATTAATAGTTCAATAACATTTTCAAGATGTTGTAAATCGTTATTAAACTTTTTAACTATTCGTAACGGAATTATTCCAATACTTGTTATAGGAACACGACAGTTATGAAATAAATGGCCTAATTTACCACAATTATTGCAAAATACTTGCTTCTTAATATTCATAATTAGCGTAATAGTTACTTGTCTAATGTATTTACATATTATTGTTTTATATTTATTTTAAATACACATTTAAATCGGATTTTAAGAATAAAATATAATATATTATGTTGATAAATAAAATTGACATGTTATTGTAAGTATACAAATCTTATTAGTGTTAAATGACTTGCCACCAGACTTATCATACAATATATGAGTCAGAAATAAAATGTCAAGATTATCCAAGATATTATGTATATCACAATACATCTAAATGCAGTCATCATTTTGGTATTAATGTGTGTAAAGTATATAATGAAAACGACAATTTTCTGCAATGGTTAGTTGTGTCTAATAGAATGAAAAGACTTATAGCAAGACAGCTTGTAGATGAAAATATAAATTTAAATAATTATGGATTTCGCTTAGACTATTGTAGATGGCGTGTTTCGCAACAACATAATGAGCTATTTAAAAAGTTGGAAAAAATACAAGCACTATCTTTTGAACAATTAGTTTGTGAAAGAGAACTTGAAGAAGCTATTGAGTCATTAGGTTATTCTCAAAAAGAACTAAACAATGCAAAAGCAGATTTAATAAACGATCAAATTGAACTTCAAGAAATCACTAAAAAATGTAATGAGCATAACTATTCAGTCTCGATAGAATGGTATAAGAATAAAGAATATAGTGCTTCAGACTCAGAATTAGCAGAGTCGTGGGTTGAGGCGTTAGACAATGTATGTATAGCAAAATATACAGTGAAAAAATTACTCAAAAATCACGAAGAAGCTAAAAAAAATCTGGAATTAATAAGACAAAAAATGTTTGAACTAAACAATATAAAATGCTTAAAACACGAAGAAGACTATGACTGGAATGAATTTATGATTTAAACATAATGACAAGCTATTTGACAATTCAATCAATTTATATAAAGTTATAATGATTATTATAATACTTAAATTAATATATGAACTAATCAAGAGTTTTTATGGTAAAAACACGCAATAGTTTTGTTAATGTTATTTATAAGTTATGTCAAATAATAATATGTCAAATAATAATATGTCAAATAATAATGTATTAAATCCAATAATATGGGGACCACATTATTGGTTTGTTTTATATACAATTGCCTTAAGTTATCCTAACAATAGCAATGATTCAACAAAAAAGAAATATTATGACTTTATAACAAATTTACCGTTGTTTTTGCCAATTAGTGATATAGGTAATGTATTTAGTAAATTTTTAGATGCTTATCCTGTTACACCATATTTAGACTCTCGTGAGTCATTTGTAAAATGGGTACATTTTATACATAATAAAATAAATATTTATTTAGGAAAACCAGAAATAACTTATTATGACGCAATGAATAAATATTATGAAAACTATAAAATTAAGGAGCTAAAAAAATATGAAGAAAGCAGAAATAAGCAAAAATACATTTTTGGGAGCTTAGTAGTGTTGTTAGTATTAGTAATAATTGGACTCACTATTAACTTTAAATAGTAGTTTTTTCATTTTTATTATGAATTTTTTTTACTACAAATTATATTATATTTATTATATTTACTATAATTAATATATTATTATAATTATTAATAATAAATATGAAATTTGAATTGCTCATATTAACTATAACGGGTTTTGTATTGCTTAATACATACTTTGAAGGTAAATTACTAGCTAAACTTAAAAATTATGAAAAATATTATAAAATGGGACTAATCGCTTTTGTTGGACTATGTATATATTTATTTATAAAGAAAAATCCAGCAAACTATAGAGATTTTGTAGTTAATACAAATGGTTACATTAAATATTTACCAATAGATAGAAACACCGCTAGTATTATAACTCCAATTATTGATTTTACATCTAAATCAATAAGTAATGAATTAAATAACAATTATAATTTGAGTGCCGGAACAAACTATAGAGAGTCTCAACATTTACAAAAGTCAATAAATGCGAATTATAATAATATGACAAAGCAGCAACAAAAAATATTACAATCTGGAAATACTTCAACAAAAAGAAGTGTAAGTGAAACCAAAAAAAAGTTTGTGGCGGCTTCGCAAAACTGGCATTGTAAAGGTTGCCAAAAACAGTTGCCTGCATGGTTTGAAGTAGACCATGTTATGAAACTAGAATATGGTGGATCCAATGATATTACTAATTTAGTAGCTTTATGTAGAGATTGTCATGGAAAAAAAACAGCATATGAAAATTTGTAATAGTGGAAACACAAACTTTGTAATAGTGGAAATACAAACTTTGTAATAGTGGAAACACAAACTTTGTAATAGTGGATAATATAAATTTATTAATTTATATTATTAATATTATCTAATAATGAGAGAATTATTAAAAACTGGTTTTAATAAAATTAGTGAATATTCAGATAAAACAGTGAATTTCTTAAAAAATAGTATAAGCATTTCAACAGATGTGTTAATTAATGGAATAAAATTCAAAGATAAAGCTAATTCCGCGATGCATGAATATTTTTACTATAGATACATTAATGTGTTAGTCATTTTATTAGTTTTTGGTCTAGTTTATTATTTAAATAGTTATTACAATCTATTTGGACTACAAAATACACCCTACGAAATATTAGGAGCAATAGTATTGTTAGGGGTTGGAGTCTTTTATTTTCTTTTTCTAGTATTTAGAAATAATAATAATAATAAGATTAATCCAAATGAGAGACTTGCTATAAATGGAACTGACAATATGGAGCTAACTGCCGACAAGTATGACGCAGCCATTTATAATATAAAGAGTGACAGAATTCAAAGCACATATTTAAAACCATTAAGAATTTTATTCATGTATATTGGGCTACTCTTATTTATACTAATAAGTATTATATACATAATCAACTATGTGCTATATTCACAAAAAAATACTAATATGTTTAGTATTACACAATCTCTAATAAGCATAACAATTGTAATTGTTGTGTTAGCAATTTTTGCGGCACTATTTTCCATAAAAACGCAAGGTTCAAATGACTTGTGTGAAAATAGTGACCCAAATAAGAATATTTATGATTACATTTGTGTTATCAAAAAAACTATTTTCTTTATACCTTGTTTGTTAATAATTGTTATTGATGAAATAAATAAAGATATTAAATTAACACCAAGTTCTGTATATTTATTACTTTTTATACTAATGCTATTAATAACATTACTATTTATATTGCCGTTCTTATTTAAATATTTTAGAACACTTAATAAAAGCAGCTTGTTAAAAGGAACAGACCCTTATTATTTAAATGAAAAAAAGGTTATTGCTATATATCAAAATCTTAACAAAAATGTTAATTCTACTATTGATATTCCAATACCTAAAACTGATAGCACAAGCAATCCTATTATAACAAATCCTATTGACGCATTATTAACTACATTAAATTTAAATAAACAAGAAAATACACTATTTAAATCATTCGATAGTTCAACAGAAATAGCTCCTGAATCTAAAGAAATAACTAAACAAACAAAAGACAATATAAGCGACACAAAAGGTTACAATTTTAAATTATTGAAAAATGATTATAATGGAATATATAATATTAAAACCAGTTTTTTTGATCCACCCAAAGTTATAAACAAATTTCCCTACAATTATACATATAGTATAAGTTTTTATGTTTATATAAATCCACAACCAACAAATACATCAATAGCTTATAATAAAGATACTGAAATATTTAATTACGCTTATAAACCAGCAATATATTATAATGGAAAATCACAATCTATTATTGTTAAATCTAGAACACTAAATAATAAAGGAGACCAGTTAGATACTATATATGAAGGGAAAAATATAAAACACCAAAAATGGTTGTTTTTTGTTATTAATTATTCCAATAATAGTATAGATGTTTTTATAGATGGCAAATTGGTAGGAACAAAAAAAGACGTAACCCCATATTTTAAAGGCGATAAAGTAACAATAGGAGAAAATGAAGGAATACACGGAAGTATTAAAGAAATAAACTATTATAGTGAAATTACAAGTCCATTAACAATTGAGTTATTATATAATTTAACAAATAACAAATAACAAATAACAAATAGTTAACAGTTAATAGTTAATAGTTAATAGTTAATAGTTTAATAATTGTTTATCGTTAATAGTTAAATAACAAATAAATATATTTTATATTTAAGATATTATATTTAAGATCTTTTAATATTTTAATATTTTAATATTTTAATATGGGCATATTTAATATTATTATTGTAATAATCTTGATTATTGTGGTAATATGGGGCCTTCGCAATTTATTTTTCAAAACAAATATAATTTATGATGTTATGTGTGATGCCGCTAAACCAGTATCACTAGAAAGTTCTGTAGGTGCATTGTTTGTAACAAAAAGCAATATAATAATGGCGCAAGATATTCCAGAAAATAGCTCATCAAATTTTACATTAAGTGTATGGTTTTACATAGATAATTGGGGCAATAATATATCAAACGAAAAAAATATATTATATATGGCCGTTGATTCAAAAGCACCAACATTACCTGAACTAGCTTCGATGTTAAGCGGTCTAAGCACCAAAGTTGAAAAAGATATTAGTTTAAACCAAATTAAACCTAAAAATATAAACATTGCTTTAGATAAATACGAAAATAATTTATTAATTGATATTGAAACATATTTAGATAATAATGTATCAGGAAGAGCAAGAAGTGTTTTAGCAAATAGAAGAAATTACACAAGATATAAAATACCAAATATATCAGTTCAAAAATGGAACAATTTAACATTAAGTATTGACACAAGAACACTAGATGTATATTTAGATGGAAAATTGCGAAATTCATTTATAATGCACGGATTATATCATAATTTTTATAGCACAACTGAGAAAAAAAATATATATATAGGAAATATGTCTCAAGGCACAACCGCCGCAAATAATACTGGTATTAATAGTGGATTTGAAGGCTTTATTACACGAATTCGCTATGAAAATGATTCCATAAATCCACAAGAAGCATACAATATTTATAAAGAAGGAATTGATAAATCATTAGCAAAATCATTATTTAATAAATATAGATTAAAAGTAAGCTTTTTAGAGTATAATACAGAAAAAGGCAGTTTTGAAATATAATTTATATAATTTATATAATATTATATATTAATATTATGAATCCACCAGAAAGTATATTTACTAATATTACCAAAAATATAAATGCAGCTGTTCCATATAGTGCGGAATCAAGATTAAAATCAGCAAATGAATTTTTATCGTCAAACACAACGATAGCAAAAATGACATTTTTATTGGCAATAATAATTATTTTTGCTTTACTATTTTATGTTGGAAGCAAATTATTATATTACTTTTTTTCGCCATCAGAAACACCATTTTTAATATATGGATTAAAAGATGGGACAGAAGGACTAACTATTACACAGTCTTTAGGCGAAAAAGCATCAATCCCTATCTTACGCAGTATAAATGAATATGAGGGAATTGAATTCTCTTACGCATTTTGGATACATGTTAATGCTACAGATTATAAAGAAACAATTGACTTCAAACATGTTTTCAATAAAGGATCTTCACCAAATTCACAAGGCGAAGGGGGAACAGGAATATTTGGTCCTAACAATTGTCCGGGTGTATATTTATATAATGGTAAAAAAAATATTAGCGATAATTTGTTAGATAAGTTCCCCCTTTTAGGAATGTTAGTTAGAGTAAACGTATTTCATAATAATGAAAACAATAACAATACTTATTATGATGATATATATGTCGATGGTATTCCTATTAAAAAATGGGTATGTGTAGTAATTAGAACAACAGCACAAAATGTGGTTGATATTTATATTAATGGTAATTTAACAAAACGTCATAAATTATCAAATATTATTAAACAAAACTATGATAATTTATATGTGAATTATAATGGAGGATTTGATGGCGCTATTTCTAATTTAAAATATTATAACTATGCTATAGGAACTTTCGAAATAAATTCAATAATGTATAAAGGTCCAAATCTTAAATCAAGCAAACAAAGTAAGCTCAGCGATACAAAAGCGGATTATTTATCAACAAATTGGTATTTTAATAATACGGATATAATATCATAAATTTAAGATATAAATTTAAGATATAAATTTAAGAATATATAATGTTATTTTTAATTATATGGCGCTTAACTTCAACCCAGCGACCCGTAACAACTATATTATTTTGACACAAAATAAAATAAACAGCATTAGTGAAGGAGCAAAAATTTTTCTAAAAACAAATGTCACTACTGATTTTTCTCGGCACTTGTTAACCACAAATAATTTCTTTAATTCACTAGATAATTCTACTAATATTATAATATTAAACTACATTTCTTTAAGAGTGAGTGACGGTGGCATAGCACGAAGTGATTGTTTATTAACATTAAATAATATAAAAAATAACATAAAATTCATTTTTACTGATAATAACAAATTTGGTAAATTAGTATTTATTAAAAATACTAATATAAACAATTATATCCCTAATAATAATTATTTATTAACAAAAGACTCGATTGATGTTATTGGTTCTAAATTATTTAATTTAAATTATTATTTTAATAATAAAGATAATAGTTCCAATTTTCATAAAAATAGTAGTACTAATAGTACCAATAATCCTAATTATGATTATTATAAACTAAATGTAAAAGACTATATAACTAGAGATTTTAGTAATTCTTTTTTTACCAGGGGACAAGGGGTCAATAGTGATATATGTTATAATGGTTTAATGTGTAAAATTAAAAGTATAACACCGGTAGATGGACTCATTAATTTATATAGAGATATTAGTCTCCCTAGTTTTACTAGATTTAGTGACATTTCTGATATAACATCATTAACACCAATCACTAGCGCTACACCTTTCAATATATACAATAATATATATAATAAATACACTATTAATAATAAAAAAATAGTCTATACAGTTGACTTAAGTTATGATACTACACCTAACAATAGTTTAACAATAAGTTTTGAGACTTTTTTAATTAGAACAAATAATTTTGAAATGGTGAGAAAGGCAACAAGCCAAATATTATTTGATACTAGCTCTAATATACATTTGTTAAACGTTCAAGTGTCGACACCCTCAAAGCCTATTAGTTTTACTAGAAAAATAGGTAACCCATATATTGTTTATTTATCTTTGGGTAATTTTAGAACAGGTCTTATTCAAAGTGATATATATAAACACATTAGTTTTCCATATGATTCGGGCAAAATAAATTTTGTAGAAAATATTAATACTAGCTCTATTTATAATCCAGAGAATGTCAAAAAAAAATATAATAGTCTGCAACAATATATTGATAATGACTATTTATATGATACTGAGTTATCAGCAAATATACTTTTGAAAAGGGTTAGTGCTTATAATATTTTTACCAGTATTAATAAAATATTTAGTATTTATTTTAATAACTTATTTGATGTTAATAACTTAAAAAGTTATTATAATGAGTTTAATAATCTTGCTTTTACTAGCATATCTGGTAACATTACAAGACCAAATATTACTTACTTCAATAATAGTGCTAATTATAGCATTAGTACAATTAGTTTTAATAATGTAACCATAACAAAGCCTAACAATTTAAATACTAGAAATCTACCTCAAACTCAAACCACTATAGAAAGTTCATCTTATAATCTACTTAAACCCGTTCTTTT